CCTCGAGCAGCGGCGCGGTCGTCTGATACTCGACGGGAGGCAGCACGAAATGGGGGATGTACAGGTTCGCCGTGGTGATCGCGGCGCGGGTCTCGAGGTAGCCCTCGATCTCGTAGCGGCCCGACTGACCGTGCCCGGCGTACGAACGGAACTGGTCGGAGTCGACGAAACGCTGTCCCCACGAGGTCAGCTCGACCTGGCCGGCGGGCTTGCGGGCTTCGAGTCCGTGCTCGCGGTGCTTCTCGATGCCGGCGGTCAGCTCGGCGAACGCCCGAGCTGAGCTGAGCTGAGCGTTCGTGTCCTTGATCTTCGGATCCAGAGCCTCGCAACGCTGCTCGAGGTCGAGCTTGATCGCCTCTTCGGATTCCGTCAGAACACGGCCTTCGGCAGCCGCCAAGTCATACATGTTCTTCAGCGTCTCGGTGTACGAAGTGCGCTGGTTAACGAGTTGCTCGATGTAGTCGATCACAGTGGAACCTCCCAGTGGGACGCGGATCAGGGGCGTCGGCGTGGGTCTTGCTGCGGTTCCGCTGTCCTCGGGCGAGCCGCCTGGTCTGGCGGGCGTTTCCGGTATCGCGGGCGAGAGTAGGTTGCGCCGCTGTCGATGCTAGACGATGGGCCAGCGCGACGGAAGGACTACAGGTCGTAGATCCACTTCGGGCATCGGAGGGATCGTGTACTGCGAAAGCTGCGGAGTCCGCATCGCCAACACGCGAGCGCCGTCATAGGCACCGATGGGCGCCAGGCTCACCTCGTGGAGTTGGGCTTCGATGATCTCGCGGGCGCCGTCGGTGCCGCGGGTCTCGCGCTTGGGTAGGAAGCCGACCGAGAACGAGTCGAGCATCCCCTCGATCACCTCGGTCAGCACGGCGTCGCCCGCCGGGGTGGCGGCGATGCGGAATTGCGCCCAGCAGCCGCCCTCATGGGTCGCCTTCCACTGGAGCGCCCGGCCGACGGCCTGGCTGTGATCGTGGGAGCGGAACAGCTTGACGCGGTCGCCGCGCTCTTTGATCGTGCGGGTCAGCGAACCGGGCCGGAACCGCTCGCCGCGGGGGTCGTCGGTGAGGAACGTGGTCTCGCCGTAGGGGACGACGATGCCCTCGACGATCCGCTCGGACGTGTCGGGGACGCGCAGTTCGACGCCGGCGAAGGTGGCGTGGCGGATCTCGGTCATAGGACGGTCGCTCCCTGGAGTGGTGGGCGGTTCTCGAAGGCGCGGACCTCGTCGACGGTGAGGATGCCTTTGTCGATGGCGATTGCGTAGGTCTCGAAGCGTGTCTTCGTGTCGGCGCGCAGCAGCCCCTCGACTTCGATGCGGGTGTCGGTGTTGCGCGGGAGTTGGGCGTCGAGCACAGCCTCGATCCGGCCGATCCACGGGAGCAGGGTGAGCTGATACAGCTCGATCATCCGCAGCTCGGTCGTCGAGTAGTCCAGACTGTTGCCCGACGGCCCGCCGAGCATCGACACGGGCAGACCGAACATCAGGGCGATCTGCGACAGGGTCAGCCGGGCGAACTCGGCGGCCTCGGTGTCGACCGGCGTCCACGTCAACGGATGGAACTCGGTCGTCGCGTTGAGCACGGCGATCGACCGTCGGTCGCCGCCGTGCTGGGCCATCCAACGGGTCTTCAGCGCGTCGGCCTGATCCTGCGTGATGTTCGGCGTCGACGTCTTCAGGTAGCCGGCGGGCACACCCGCGCTGAACGCGCCGGCCATGTACGAACGCAACGACTGCGACATCGTCAGATCCGACGCGAAGCGGGTCAGCACACCCGTGCCGCGCCCCTTGACGATCGGGGTCTGCCCGCGCAAGTGGATCATCTTCGTCGACGGGACGCGGGTCTCGCCGACCCAGTAGTCGCCGCCCTCACGGATCTCGACGTCGTCAGGGTGCAACAGCCACAGCGGCGGCTTCGGCGCGCCGGTGTCGTCGCGGACGGGGACGTAGGCGAACCCGTCGCCCCACCACAGCGCGGAGCGGATCCACTCGGACCAGAAGTCGACGTTCGACAGGCGGGCGTCGACGAGCTGCGACGTGTCGACGACGCGCCCGTCGAGGCGCAACGCCTGCGGGTCGGCGATCCACGCCGGTGTCGTCACACGGTTGACGTCGGCGCGGTAGACGTGCCACGGCAGCGTCGCGATCGTGTCGACGATCAGCCCGGTCGCCCGGGCGACGGCGGGGATCGAGGCGAAACCCGAACCGCCCATCGCGCCGGGGATCGGGTGGCCGAACGGGCCGCCACCCGAGCCGTTGCCGTTCGGGCCGAGCCAGTACAGCCACGGCTGCTCGACCTCCCAGCCGTCGGGCGAGTTGAACAGGACGTCCCGGCCGTCGGTCGCGTGGAGCAGGTTCGTGGTGATCGAACGCAACGCGAGCCCGAGGCGTGTCGCCACGGTCAGCCCGTCGAGGACTTCGTCGAGGTCTTCGCCGCCGGCTTCTCCTCGGGCTGGCCGCCGATGGTGACCGTGTCGGGCGACTGCTCGGGTTGGGCGCCGGCCTGATTGATCACCAGACGCGGACGGGACAGGGCGTTACGGGAGCTGCGGGCCATAGCACAACATTGTGGCTCACCGGGGGACTGTATGCGCGGTATTCAGTAGACCGCGGGGGCTTCGAGTCGGGCGCCGACGTCGAGCGAACGCCACCACGCCATCCGCGCCGCCCGCGCTGCGTCGACCGGGCGGTCGTCGTCGGGTGCGGCGAGGCGCAACGAACCGTCCGGCGTCGACCGGGCGACCGTCGCAGCGACGTGGGCGGCGAGCAGCGGGTGGTGATCGTGAGCGACGCGGCCCTCGATGATCGCCCGGCGCCACTCGGTGGCCGAGGCGACCTCCAGGTCGAGCTTGTTCGGCCACACCTCGACCGGGACACCGTCGTCGTGGAGCTCGGCGACGAGGTTCGGGCGGGTGCGTGGGGCGACGCACACCTCGAGCACCCGCCAGCGCGCCGACGCCGCGGCGATCACGGCGACGAGCTGGTCGTCGGTCGCCGAGTCGTCGGCCCAGGCGACGAACAGGGCGCCGTCGCCGGTCGCCCCGACGACCGCCACCGACGACGAGTTCCACGTCCCGGCGAGACCGAGCACCACTTCGGTCCCGTCCGGCGGCACCCCGACACGCGGGCAGTGCTCCCACGCCCCCGACGGCAACCAGTCGGCGACGATCGTGTCGATCCACTGACCGAGCCGGTAGCAGCGGAACTCGGCCTCGGTGACCAGCGCCCGTTCGGCGTCGATCACGTCGGCGTGCAACAGGCCGGCCATCAGCGCCGGGTTGGCCTGGCGCCACGCCTGGGTGTCGTCGAGGTCGCAGCCGGCCGGGGCGGCGTACTCGACCCAGGCGACCTTGGCCCCGCGCTGGGCCTGTTCGCGCAGGTTGAACAGGGCCGACTCCTGGCCGCCGGGGCGCGGCGTGCCGATCGCCAGCACCAGCGACTCGGGCCGCTTGCCCGCGCCCTGCAACACGGCGGCGAGCACGTGGGGCAGCAACGTCTGGGCCTCGTCGATCAACGCCACCGTCGGGTTGAGCCCCTGCAGCCGCTCGGGGTCGGCGGGCAGCGGCAGCAGGTCGCCGTCGTTCCACGCCGACCAGACCCGCCGGTCGTTCGACGAGTAGACCACGACCCGCTCGGACAACTCGGGGTTGGCCCGGATCATCGACCGCACCGGGCGGAACAGGGTGCGCTGCGCCTGCAGCGAGTTGTTGGCGACGAGCGGCACCTGGGGCGAGTCCGGGTGGTCGCACACCGCCCACAGGCCGAGCGCCGCGGCCAGCGTCGACTTGGCGTTACCCCGCGGGATCTGCAGGGCGCCGGTACGCACCCCGTCGGCGAGCAACTCCTCGAGCGTCTCGCGCTGGAAGCGGGCCAGGTGGATGAGCTCGCCGGCATTCACCCCCGACGGAACCCGACAATAGCTTTCGATGAAGCGAATAGCGCGAGCGGCCCGACTATATCCCTTCCAATGTCGCCACGGCGGCACCCGCTTATCGGCCAACTGGTCTTTAGCACCCCGCCGCTCCCCTAATTCCGAGCCACGGCCCCTTTCCAATATCGACGTCACCAGATATCACCCATATCCCGGTCCATATCTTGATAACCACCGGGCATATCCACCGATATCGGATATGCCGCCCGATCATCCGGCCCTATATCTCCCAGAGCTAGTCTTC